CTACTTCATCAGTAGATATACCAATCCATTGCTCAACATATTTATCTTTAGGAAAGTGTTTACCTTTTTTTACTCCACATAACTCTCTAATCTTTTTTCTTATTTCCTGTATTTTGTAATCATTCGTGCATTGACGCATGACCATACCTTTCTTGCCTGTAATTTTATTCTGTGTAAAGTATGGTGCTACAACAAAGTTTGTATTACCTTTAGCATTCAACATATCTTCCATAATGTTTCCTTTTGAAACTATGTGAATTGGATAAGGTAAAATCTTTTTTAATAAATTTAAGTAAGTATAAACCATTTTAGGTTCATTACCTGTGTCCGCAAAGATTGCACAATCAACAGGTGGTAAATCTCCTTTAGCTGCCATGATTGCCATCGTAGAACTTTGTACTCCTGCACCTAAACTTATAACTGTAAGTGTTTTGTTTCTATTTTTATCTATCATTTTAATACTTCTATTTTTTTAACAACAGATCTTGGATAGACAGTTGTGTTGCCAACAGTTAAATCACCATCGTCATCAAAGCTATGCGATGCAAAGATTATAACTTTCTTTTGATCTTTATAAAGTAAATAACCTGTATCCTCACACCAACTATAGACTTGATCTTTTGCTTTAGCTAACGTCATCCATTCTGAATTACTAACGATGTCCTGCCAATACAAACGTACTCTCTTGTACGGAAACTTATTTGGTTTTTTCATAATCCCACCACGCTTGATACAAATCATTTATGGTTACTTCTCCTTCTGTAACTTTAATAATTTTTTTAACAACATCTGGTCTTGGAAATCTTTTCTCCTTACTTTCAAGGCAATACCTTTGTGAGTTTGTTGCAGGATTTAAAGACTTAAATCCAAGCATTTGACCTAATGTATAGTGGGATATATCTTTTTTTTTACGCCATTCTGATAGTGTCATTTTTCTCCTTTGTTTTATACTATATGGTTGTATATACATTGTATTATTTTACTTGCAATAGTTTTTTTAAATTGTATAAAAGAATAAATGAAAGGGAAAAACAAATGATTACAAAAGAAAACTTAAAAAAACATTTTATTAATTTTAATGGTGGTAAAGGATTAGATCATTGGTCGCCTAGCAGCTCGCAAAACTTTACTCGATTGTTAATTAACTACTCTTTACCACAAGAGCTGCGAAGGTCCTTCTTGATTAGATACAAAGCACCCTTTGGCAACCTGGTCAACAACACTGCACAACGAATGACTTGTAATATTTTATTTGATGGAGATAAAAAAATTACCTTGAAGAACAAAAATTATGACGAAGTGTTTCAACAAGAGTTAGATAAGATCAACAAACTTACACCAGCAGTTGATGAGAAAGATAAACTAGCAAGAGATATGATGGTTAGCTTTGCACATCCAACAATCCAAAACTTAATAGAATGTATTGTGAAAGTTTTTGGTGGTGAAGATTTAGTAGCTGAACGATATGTATCTAGCAAAAGCGAAGAGATGATCCATGACATCATAGGTCGTATTGATGTTGAGAGTAATACAAAAATATTAGAAGTAAAATGTAAACCACCTACCATAAAAAAGAAAAGAGGTAAGGATGAATACTACATGGCAACAACGCAGCTACCAGAAGAACCAGACCCAATGCACATCTCTCAAGTTGCCTTCTACTATCATTGCACAAAAAGAAAACCATTCTTGGTTTATGTAAATGAAAATGAATACAGATTGTTTGATGATGAATACTATCAACTAACACCAAATTATTTAGAAGAACGATATAACTTGATGACCCAAAGATTAAAGTCATGGGAAGAGTTAATCGTATTCTGTAAAGGAGACATGAATAAGCTAGCACACTTTGCAGAACCACCAGAATTAAATCATCCTTTTTATTATAGGGATTTAATAGACGAGCAAAAACAACAAATCAAAAAACTATGGGGGTTAGAAACATGAAACTAAACATATATCAAAAACTACATAAGGCAGCTTGCGAAGCTGGAGGTGTGGCAAAGGGAAAGAAAGTTCCTGGTATGCACTTCAATCCTTTGCAACATGATGAGGTGCAGAAGGTAGCAATGGAGGCATTGTTAAACAATGGACTCTATCCTGTCTGTACTTACACTAATCATGTCAATGAAAACTTTGTCATGGTTACTTGTGCTATGAGAATACATGACGTTGAAGAACCAGATAGCTACGTTGATATTAATGGATGTAGTGCAATGGGAAACTTAGATAAATTTGGTACCGGGAATGGTATGTCTTATGCTAAGAAGTACGCATTCTTAAATGCACTTAATTTAAAAACAGGTTTGGATAATGACGATGGGTACAAGGCAAAACCTTTTGACGATCCTAAACCTACAAACAATATTCCACAACAAAGAATAAGTGGTACAGGTCATCTCGATATGAACATCGATATGAATCAAGTAAGAGATGCGATAAAATCTATTAATGATATTTACGCATTGAGGAAATTTAAAAAAGACAATCCTAGCTTATTTGATCCCAATAAAAATCTCAGAGTATACCGACAAGTTACAGACTTGTATGATGTACATGAGACTAAACTAAACCAACAAGGAGTAATATAATATGAGTGATAAGATATATATAAAACTTATACACAATCAAGATAAGCAACAAGGAGATAACAGACCAGTTTTTGTTGCACCTATCAATCCAAAAAGTCCAGAGGGTAAAACCTGGAGACTTGGCGTAAAGATTGGAGATGAATGGTACAACCAAGCAGGATTTGAAGATCTTGATGAGCAAGGTAATCCCACAGGAATTATCAATGTTGTCTTGACACCTTCAAATACAGGTCCATCCGCTGCCAAGCCTAGCGGACAGCAGCAATCTTTTGGGAACAATAGGTTTGCAAAAGGTCAAGGATCTGGGTATAAACAAGGTAATTACAATCGATACTAGATTGTAATCAATGGTGTGTCGAAGTTTTTTGGGTCGAATCATGCTAGACTTTCCCTTTCTATCTAGTAGCTCCCTCTTGTTTTTCTTTGGCACACCTTTTAAAATATGAAAGTAACAGACATCAGTAACGAAATTAAAAAGAAGATAGTCCAGGATCGAGAAAAAGATTATGGAGATTATCAATACAATTTCTCTGTACTTGCAGACTTATTTACATTAATATTAGCCGAAAATTTGAAAAAAAAACTAAAGCCACATCAAGTAGCACAACTCATGATGACACTTAAATTATTCAGAAGTACCAAGGGTTTTAAGGCAGATAACTATCATGACCTAAGTATTTACAATGATATGGCATACAATCTACACAAGAAAGATATAGACAAACAGGGTAAAAATGGCTAAGTATAAACGAATCATTAATGGAGAGTGCAATTTTCAAATGATTGAACTCTTTGATGATGTGCAGAAAGCTGCAAACAACTCGAATAGAGGAGAGTTTGTAGAATGTAATATCCAAAACTTAAAGATGGATTTTACAAAAGTAAAAAAGGAGAAGGATGAACGAGCTAAAGACTCGTCTGCAAAAGCTCAAGGATCTTCAAGCGAAAGCTCATGAAGAATACTTGGAAGCCAAGAGGAAAGTTGAAGAGAAGCAACAAGATTCTTTCAAATTGATTTGGCAAATTGAGCAGACAAAAGAAGAATTAATGAGAAGATAGTCATTAATTTACATTTTTAAAAAAAAACAATAAAACACTGTAGGGAATCTATGACTTCAAAACAAAAACAAATCTTTAGAGAGCTAAGATTAGCTATGAAAGCTGGTCAATATAGTAACTTATCAAAGAAAGAAAAACTAATTTACAAGAATGCTTTTAAGAATGGTTATAAACTAGCACAAAAGCATGTGAAGAAAATTAAAGAGTACAAACCAAGAAAGATTATTAGTTATCAATTTAGAAATATAAGTCCGAAGATCGTAGAATCTGTAATCAACAGAGTGTGCGTAAAGTATGAGGTGCATAAGAAAACTTTATTGGGAAAATGCAGAACTCAAGATGTGGTTCGTGCAAGGAATATTATACACAATATTTTAAATGATAAATATCAAATGAACTTGTCAAGTATTGGTCGACACTTTGGACAGGACCACACTACAGTATTACATTCAATCCAAATGAAAGCTAACAAAGAAAGATTTTGGAGTCCAGAACAAACAATATGGAATGAATACTTAGATTTACTTAACTAAATCTTCTGTACTTTCTTACCTTACTTGCAATACCTTTTGGTTGTTTGCTGTGCTGTTTACCTTTACGTTTATCTCTTCTCTTTGCAGCAGTAGTTCTTGCATATTCTGAAGCAGATAAACTTCTGATCGCTGCACTTGGAAGATAACGCTCTCCAGTAACCGATGATTTTTTCCCAGATTTTGTTCGCCATTTTTGTCTACCCCAAGCCTTTAAACTTCTTTGTGATTTAGCTAATGCCATTATCTGTACCCACCGCCAGCAGCTTTATATCTCTTTGCTAGTAACTGTGCTTTTCTTGCACTCCATTTACCAGCGGCAGTACCTTGTACATTACTAGCTTTTATTCTTTGAAACAACCTTTTTCTTAAACCAGGTTTAGTATAGTTGCCTGCTTTATTGACACTACTTTTTTTTGCCATTTTTCTTTTTCTTCTTCATCTTTGAAGCTAGAATTTTTTTCTTCAAAGCTGGTGGAAGTGTTTTCTGTTTAGCTGTTAGCATTAGTATTTACCTTTCGATTTCATTTTCATACCTTTTTTCTTTGCGTATGCTTTTGCTTTTTTCTTTCCAGCTTTCGTATAGCTGAACTTCTTTTTTCCTACCATTGGCATATTGTTTCTCCTTTAGTTTACGTTGACAATAATTATCAAAACAAGAACCATCTCTGCCATCATGGCAAAAATATTTCTTGGTATGAGTTATAATCCATCCGCCTTCATTACTCAATAGTTCTTTATTACACTCTTCACAATAACCACAGAGTCTAACTACGTCTTTTTTGACCCAAGTTTTTTTCACTTAACACTTCCATCTTCTTCTTGCTTGTCTTAATCTTGAATTAGGATTCTTAGCTGCTTTTGGAAATTTTTTCATTTGACCTGCTGATCTAGCACAAAAACTCTTTCTACGTTTAGCTGCCTTGCTACCCTTTTTAACTTTACCTGTTACAGCAGTTTTGAGTTTTGATCCAGGATTCTCTCTTCTATATCTAGCAACACCAGCTCTAGTCATTCCTGCTCCAGACTTGGTGGATCTGAAATACTTTTTAGTTTTAGGTGGTTGCTTATCTCTTTTTCTCATTACTCTAGTATAAGTGATTTGATAGATTTTTCACCCATATAAATTTCTGTTACTGCCATTGACTTTATACATTGATACTCTATATTTTTTGATGTACCTCTCGAAGCAACTCTCTTACCTTTCAAGCATTCACTCATAGAGTCTTGTATTCTATGCTCCTTGATCTCTCCATTAACTATTAATAAAAGTGCTATTACAACCTCGGTCAATGTGTGCCTCCATTAGTATATTTCATTTCTCTATTTTGATCTTTTAATTGTTCAATATCTTCTAATGCTTTGTCTAACATTTTTTCAATGTGTTGCAACATAACCTGGTTGTGTATGTTCTTATCTAAAAGCTCTTGGTGTTTTTCTACAGTTTCGTATAGATCTTCAAGCAATAAAAATTGTTCTTTGTCTACTGTAGTTTGTTCACTAGCTTTTAATAAATCTGCGTTCATTAATTCTCTAGAAGTTTCAAGTGAAGTAAGTCTAGCAGTGAGATCAGACCAAGCGAGTACGCCAATTATAACCCCACCAATTATAGCCAACATATTTTTAATTGGCATAGCAACAGATGTATTTTCACTTATCTTCATTTCTTTTTCTTCTTCCTAGGAAAAAATATTTTATCAAGATGTTCTGCAAATCTATCAAGTGCAGCAAAACA